ATGGAATAGAAATCCTTATCCTATGAGTGATGTTAGGTTGGTCAAGGGTTTACAAGAGTATATAAATAAGATCAGGTCTCTCATTATAGCACATGCATCCACTTCAACCAATACAAAGCTATTGATTCCTAGAGGAGCTATAAATAAAAAGCAATTAGAAGAAGACTGGGGAAAAGCAGGTACTGCTGTTATAGAGTTTGATCCTGAGCTTGGGACTCCAATTGTTGCTGGGCCTGTACCTCTACCAAATGAATTATATAAGAATGAAGCAGATGCTCGTAACGATATAGAAAGGATATTGGGAATCTATGCAATGATGCAAGGTGACTCAGGTGCATCACCCCAGACTTTTAAAGGCACAGTTGCAATGGATGAGTATGGTCAAAGAAGAATTAAATCCAAGCGTGATGATATTGAAGAGTCTATCAATCAATTAGCTAAAGTGGTAGTTGGCCTTATCCAGTATGTATATAAAGACGAAAAGGTCTTGAGGTTAATGCAACCTAACAATATGCCTAAAGAAATTGTGATGAATTCTCCGATATATGATGATGTTGGGAATTACATGGGCAAGGTTAATGATATTACAATAGGAAAGTATGATGTTATTGTTTTATCTGGTTCAACCTTACCATCTAATAGGTGGGCAAGATTTGAATACTACATGCAATTATTTGAAAAGGGATTGATTGACCAGATAGAAGTATTAAAACAAACTGACGTTGCTGATATGGAAGGAGTCCTACAGCGAGCTGGTCAAATGGAAAAGATGCAAGGTCAGATACAAGCTCAGACAGAAGAGATCAAGAAATTGAAGGGAGACCTGCAAACAGCACAAAGAGAGTCATTGCATGATCGCAAGCGTGTTGAGGTTAAAGAGTTTGAAAAGAAACTTGCTAAAGCAGAAGCCAAAGTTGAAATGGCACAAAAGTTATATACAACTAGACTGGGTGATGAATTAAAAATGGCAAAAGAGGAGATTGAGCCTATTGCCGATAATAAACAACGACAAATGAATGAAGAGTTGTTAAGCATAGAGGATGAATAAATGAGTTATCAAGAAAAAATGGAAGGATTACAGAGGAGAGCAGATATTGCATCTTCTAGGGCAAACCCAGAACGTAGACAAATGGCAAGGGATTCTATGAAGAATTTCTTTGGCAAGTTATTTAAGGGTGGCAATAAGAAAGCTAAAGGTGGTGGTAGGCAGTATTTTGGTTCTTCTCCTCTACAGCAGGCTATTGCTCAAAGAGAAGCTGGGATACTTACTCCGCAAGGAGCAGAGTTATTAAAAGGCATGGAGCAGAATCCTGATGAAATGGCTAGGCAGGAAGCTTTGATGGGACAAGGAAGGCACGGTGATTATGGTGTGAATAGAAAAGCAACCCCTTACTATACGGATGCTACAACAGAGCAATTATCTGGAGGCCAACAAGGCCCACCAAAAAGCATTGCTGGTAGTGATGGGCAATCAAATCCATCTGCAACTGTTCAAGCAGGAGATGTTGAAGGTACAGATCAAAGATTGATGCTAGATAGATTTATGGAAGATCCTTCAAAATTAAATGCAGAGGGCGTTAAGAGTATGCAGACAATGCTAAATAGTCTGGGTTTTAAAGATAAAAACGGAAAGATGCTACAAGTAGACGGAAAAATGGGGGCACTTACTGCCTCGGCTATGGAAAACTATAGAGGTCAATATGGGCAAGGTGCTAATGAACAAAGCGAACCTCTTGCACCAGAAAAAGTTGTAAGAGGGTTTAATCAAAATAATGTAGCAGGAGCTGAAGGAGGAGCATTTAGCCCTCAAAATCAATGGAACCCTTATGCAATGGAAACACAATCACAATGGGATATTGTAAATCAAGGCCATGGTGGTAAGGGTCAAGAAGCAGGATACTTTGATATTCAAAACACCATAGGGAATCCTGCTAATAGCCCAATAATGTGGGGAGAAAATGAATTGTCGGAGGCTACAAATCCACTTCAATATGATAGAGAATTAGGAGAAGTGTTACCCCCTTATAGATAAAAAAATTGAGGAAGCGGTTGCTGGTAATAACCAAATCGCAAAAAAGGAAGTAAAATGGAAACAGAACAAATATTGGAAGTACGCAATGCTGACCAACCATCGCAAGAGAATGCAGGAATTGCTGTAGAGCAGCCAGTCATTCAACAGGATGCAGTGCCACAGAATACTGTAGCACAGGAACCAATTGCGGAAACTAACGAGCAGGTCGCCTCGTCAAAAGACGACCAAACTCGTTTTGAGTACTGGCAGTCACAGGCAGATAAAGCCAAGAGTGAGTTGAATGTTCTTAGACAAGAGGTCGATTATTATCGCACCAATGAACAGAATACTGGACTCTCCAATGGACAAGCCCAAGCATACCCTGAACAAGGATTGCAAGAGCCTTCATTGAAGGAGCCTTCAGAACCTGAAAGACCCGTTAGTTACAACGAGATAGATGCTTATAGCGATCCTGATTCAGAATCGTTTAGGCATCGTTTAGCAAGAGATAAGTATCGAGATGATTATATGTCTTTTCTTAAGGATAAGGATCAGCACAGAGAACAACAGATGCAAGAAGCTTACGAACACGAAATGCAATCACAACGTGACAATATGATGAGAACACAAGCTCAAAGTCATGCAGTGAATTCATACGGCTGGGAAGCAAATAAAGCAGATGAATTTGTTCAATGGGCTAGTAATCCTGATAATCTGACTCTTGATAATCTTGCTAAACTGTTTGAACTAAGAAGCAATCCTAATCCAGTAGTGCAACAAAGAACACAGCAAATGCAAAATCAAGCAGAGCGTTTATCTGTACCAAAGACAGCCGTAGTGCAGTCTGGTACTGCTGAACAACCTCGCACCGATGAGCAATTGTTTAGTGATGCATTGTTGGGTAGGTAATTAACAACAAGACGATTGGAGTCACAAAATGGCAGCAACAGAAAAACAGCTATATAATGGCGGTGCGTCTTCTGTATTATATACAGATAGACGAGATTTCTACGTTGATCCACAGGTCACTAAAGAACTATGGACTGACGTAGCACCGTTTACGACTCTTATTTCAAACCGAGAAACTCGTGATGTGCCAGACCCTATTTTTAAAATGTTTGAGCATCGCAATCCTTGGGTGAAACAAGAGTTTTCAATAAACAAGGGAACCCCAGGAACTCTTCCTGATAACGATGTAGGTCTAGCTAGTCTTCCTATCGATGGACAGGTAGGACTACCTACTACTGCAGATTCATCCTACATAGGTTTACAGGTTGAGATATGGGATTCAACTAAAGCCACTAAAAAAGCTATTGCAGTTGTATCAGCAGTAGCAACTAATGGCGATATCACGTTGAAGCATCTAAAAGCAGGAACACAAGCTCTTGCTGATAACGATGTATGTATCGTAATTGGTAATGCACGTGGTGAAGGTTCCTCATCTCCAGATGCTTGGAGCGATGAGCTAACCACAGTGTGGAATTCTACTCAGATCTTCAAGACACCATTACAGGTAACTGGAACTCTAGAAGCTTCGGTTTTACGAGGAGAGTCTAGTGAGTTAGCAAGGTTACGTAAGATGAAAGGCCAAGAGCATAAGATGCAAAAAGAGAAAGCTTTTCTTTTTGGTAAAAGACTAGGTGGTACTGGTCTTTCAGGCACTGGCGATTCATTTGCTGACAATGGACGTACTGATGCAGATGGTAACCTAGTTCGTTCTACATATGGACTTATTCCTGCTATTGAGGAATATGGTGCATCAAGTGGAGACGATCAGAACATTTTCACATGTGCCAACAGTTATGCATACGCAGACTTTGTTGATGACATGGAAAAAGTGTTCCAGTATATACCCGAAACAGGCGTTAAGCGTGCATTCGTAGGTGCTGGTGCGTTAGGTTACTGGTCAAAGATGGATACGCAGACTGCTAATACCATGGGTAAGAACTCAGGTTGGACAGTTAATCTAGGCGACATGAAGAGAGATTCTCTTGGATTCAATTATAGAGTCCTTGAAACACCTCACGGAATGTTGCAGTTGATACCGACTCCAGCTTTAAGAGGGCCATACAACAAGTACATGGTTGTAGTAAGTGATGAAAATCTTTTTCATGCTCAGTATAGACCAATGGTCTATCAAGCAAACATCAAAACAGATAATGCTTTTGATGGTGTTAAAGATCAGTTCATGTCTGACGAAGGACTTGGGGTTCAGTTAGTTGAATCTCATCATCTTTTCAAGATAACTGCAACATAAGGTAGCTAATGGGGGGGCTTCGGCTCCCCCATACTTAGAATAATATGGCAACATTTAAAGAAAAATTTGAACAGTTAGTTGGAGATGTTAGTGTTTACCATTCACAAACAACTGATGCTGATATAACAGAATATTTAACACCAACAGCAAGTGAGGTACTGCAAATCATCCCTGACACTATTGCAATACGCCATACTGTAGATAACGAACAAACAAATGCTACTGGCTTTAATTCTAAAAATCATAGGGTGATTGGTATAATTAGAAATGGATTTGAAGCACAGGAAGTATCATTGGGATTAAAAACACAAATTGATGATTCTGATTCTATTCATTACAGAAGCGAAAGAACCCCTGTGTACTATTTTGATAACGGAACTGTCTTTGTCAAACCTGATCCTACTAGTAGTGCAAAAGCCCAAATAAAGACAATAGCGTATCCTACTGTGGCACACGGAGATACGAGCATTACAGGGTTCCCATCTACTGCTGAATACGCAGTAGTGCTTGGAGCTTGTGTAAAATTTTTACATGATGTTCTTAGTACAACACTACATACCAATGAAGATGTAGAAATGGCTCAATCAATTAAATTGCAGGCAGATAGTTTGAATGGGTTATACAGAGCAGAACTAGAAAGGATAGCTAGTTTAAAATGAAACAAAAACAATTACATGAATTAATACAAATGCACCACCCTGAAATGAGAGAAGGTGAGATACGCTTAAGGCTAAACAATGCATTGAAAGAGTTTTGTAGAAAAACTAGGATATTGAAAGGTGCATTTCAGTTTGATACGGTCTCAGCACAAAGGTACTATGGGTTGGACTCTAAGATTGTAGAGATTCAGTCTGTGGATTATGATGGAACAACTATTAAGCGTGTAGTAGGCAGACCTGATGTAAGGGATCTAACATGAAGGTCTACTGGATTGAGAGAGATGCAATCGCAATTGCGAATACAGATAATCAGGAAACATATACTAGCATAGATGAAGCAAAGCAGATCACAATGTTCTGTATCAAAGAAGATGAAGATTTTGTATCTGACAATACTTCTTCAAGTGGGATAGGGATGAATGAAGAGCCTAACATCCCAGATGAGTTCCATGAGGCTTTGGCTCACAAAGTTATTCAACAAGGATATGAGAGAAAACCAGAAGCATTGCAGTTAGCAGGATATTTCAAAACTCAATTTGATGATGCTATCAGGGAAGGAAAGAAATCTGCTAATAAAGATTATGATGGTAGCTCTTATGCAGTTAGGGGACATGATTATTAATGGGTTATGTATCAAAACGTTCTAAAACAAATAACAGTGTTGGAGATTCTTATTGGCAAAATGTATCTCAAGAATGGGAGTTTATAGACGCAATTAGCAAAGGTGGGCTAGACTTTAAAATAGATGAATATGCTTTAACGTCTAAACTCTTACACTACAGGAAACCTTCATATACCACTCGTTCTGCGTATACTAAACCAACCACTAATCAAATTAATGTACCAACAACAACAATGTCGAGCTTATAATGTCAACTTTATATAATAAAAAAGTAAGAGAAACTTTTCCTGATTTATTAACCGTATTGGGGAGTACAACTGGAGAGGGTTTAACTAGTACAGCAAAAAGAATTTTCGATGGAGAGGGTACAGGTAGCCCATTATGGATGAGTACCAACATGCTCCAAGTAGACGGAATCTTAAATTTAAAAGAATATTCATCAGCACCAAGTAGTCCTACAGTTGGAGATTTGGCTTTCATTAATGATGAATTGTACATAGCCAAACAATAAAGGAGAACAGTTATGGCAACATGGAAGCAGGTCTTAACAGAAGACAATATATCAACAGGAACCAGCTTAGGGTCAAGTGATGATAAAATCCCTTCCCAGAATGCAGTAAAAACATATGTAGATGCACAAGTAGATACAGCAGATGCATTAGAAGAGATGGCAGATGTAAATCTTACATCGCAGGCAGATGCGTCAATGTTATTGTATGATACTGGCACTTCTAAATGGATAGACAATATCATGAGTGGTGATGCAGCAATGCTTGATACTGGAGCAATGACCATTAATGATGAAGCTGTAACATATGCAAAAATGCAAAATGTCTCAGCTACAAATAGAATCTTAGGTAGGGATAGTTCTGGTGCTGGTGTAGTGGAGGAAATTGCACCATCTGCTCTATTAACCATGCTTAATGTATCAGATGGTGCCAATGCCAATGTAAGTGGAGATAGTGGTAACTCGGCTATTTACGACAATAGTGGTACCCCTACTTTAAAAGCTGGTATTACTCAGGCAGAGATGCAATCTGCAATAGGCGGTGTTTATACTGATTCAAATACAACCACAACCGCTGATGTGTCTACTGCATTGGCTGGATTAACTGGAGATGATACACTATATATTGGGGACGATGGCAATGATGCCACAATTCTCATCAGAGGTAATTTACAAATTACGGGTGCTTCAACAACTGTTACTACTGAGACAATCAAACTAGCCGATAATACCATTTTATTAAACTCAAACGCAACAGGCACCGCATCTGAAGATGGTGGAATTGAGATTGAAAGAGGTGATGATACAAATCAATCCTTAATATGGAGAGAAAGTGGCGACCAATGGGCAACATACGATGGCAGTACAAGTAGACCATTGGTTACTGCAACAAATTCTACGGCTGATACTGTACCAGATGGGGACCATAATGGAATTGGGTGTCTTCATGTTGCAGATACGGATGGGACACCAGTACCGTACATTAGAGTTGCTTAGTGTCAAGAATAGTAAGCGACAATAAAAAAGAAGAATCATTCACGATAAAAGAAACTGATTTCTTATTGAAATTGATGATGAGAAGTCAATTTGATGGGGTGGACCTGGAAGTAGCCAATTCAGTATTAATTAAGTTATCAAAAATACATAAGGCAAAACTTGAGAGTTGAATTGTCACCAGATGACCTACACATTATCAAGCAGGCACTAGAGTCAATGACCATTAAAGGAAAGGATGCTATGATTGTTTCCAAAATATTAGAAAAGGTAGGCAAGGCATTTCAAAAAGCAGTAGAGAAGGAATCTAATGGCTAGTTGGAAGAAATTAATATTAGCAACTGGTACATCCTCTCAATATATAAAGGGTGATGGTACTTTTGCTACTTATACAAGTAGCCTACCTTTAACTGGTGGTACAGTTTCTGGTAATATAAAAATCGACCAAGGTTCTGTATCAGGTAATCCACGATTAACATTTGCACACGACAACATTGGAACTAATCATTACATCCAAATGGACAGAGATACAGATTCAATGAACATTTTTGTCAATGGAAGTAATGCAATAGTAATAGATTCAAACCAAAACGCTACTTTTTCCAAAAATATTAAAATAGAAAATAGTTCTGCTTCAGCAAAAATTGAATTTAAAAGAACTTCAGCATCTACTTCTAATTACATACTTCAAGCTTATGAGGGTGTATTTGAATTATATGACCTAGCTGACAGTAGAGAAATTTGGAGAGCAAAAGACGATGGCACATTTGCAATTGCTCAAAATACTACTGTTGCAGGGGATTTAACTATTGAGCAAGGCTCAAGCGGGTGTTCTGCTATTTCTTATTCAACATTACTTGTTGGAGGCAGTAGTGCTAATAATGCAATACAAATGAACGGCCCTGACGAAGCTATCCATCATATCCTTTTCTCGAATCCTACTGATGAAGCTGCTAATTATATTAGATGTAAAGCATCGGCTACTAACGCTAGTAGTTGGATGGGGTTTAATGTTGGAAATAGTGAAGAATTAGTTCTTACAAATACAAGTGCCACATTTGGCGGGACGATAAACACATCAGACTCCGTCGGTATAGGGACAGATAGTCCTGTTTCGCCATTACAAATCGAAACTACCGCAAATGCAATTACAAGCACGAGTGTTGATGTATCAAACCTTCAGTTAAAAATACTTAATCCTGCTAATGATAATGGTGAGGCAGTTGGTTTAGGTTTTGCTCTTTCCACTAATGCAGAAAATATTGGAGCTGCGATTATTCACGATAGAGATGGTGCAGAAAGTGAAGGTAATTTACATTTTGCAACAAAAGCCGCTGGTGAAGCTGGTGCTGCTGATATTCCTATTAATATGACATTGGATTCATCAGGTAAACTCGGTATAGGGACAACGAGTCCAAATGCTCGTCTTGAAATTGAAGATAATGGTACTACTGAAACTCAAATATTAAAAATAACCGCTGATGACCAGAATCCTTATGGGATTGTAGTAGGTAATGATACATTCTCCACTACAGACTACGAGGGACTCGCTCTTATGATGGGTAATTCAGGTGTTGCTTTGATAGACTCACGAGGTACTAGTGCTGAATTGTCTATTAGGACAGGTGCTACTCCAACTGAAGCTATACGAATAGATTCATCACAAAACACTGCATTTGCTGGGAGTCTTGCTGTAAATGGAGCAACTATTGGTTCGCATGAATTTGTTGTAGATAATGGGACATCCAGTTTAAATAGAGGTAATAGTGCAGGAGATATATTAGATGTAAGAGGGCAAAATGCATCACAAATGAAAGTTACTACAACTGCATTTACTGTAACACCTGCCGCCACATTTGGTGGGGATTTG